ACTCCCATTCAAGACTGCCATATGTCTCTGTGCCTGATAAATGCACTGGCGGCGTGCTTCCACTTGTCTCTGTCCCAGAGTCAGTTTTCTTGTAAACATTGTTGCCAAATCTTACCAAATCGTTTTGAGCATAACTTGTGCTTGCTGCCCAAACGTCATGCTCAACCTCTATTACCTCTCTGAAACGAATCAAACGCCCTACGTCACTTGCTGTAAATAAATTGGCAGACGCAACTATAGTTACGCTTCCTGTGTTTGCAGAGGCATACAAAGTTGTGGTTGTCTCATTCTCATCAAGATATGGGCCATCTGTAAAGTCAATATCAGCAAGCGTAAAGCTGGTTGCTGTGGTTCTTGTCAGCTTTGCTGGCTCGTGATCTTTGTGTGCCAAAAACAATACATCAGCAGATTGAGCATGATTGATTTCAAATATGTCTGTTACTGAGTATGTAGTTGTGACCTCAACTATCTTGCCAACAGTGCCGCCACTTGAATAAGCCGTGAACGCACTACTGTTGATGCCCGATAACTCAAAGGTGTTGGTTGTTTTGTTTGCAACCGTAAACTCTAAGTTGTTTACCTCTACCATACCAACAACAGACTTGATGAACACTCTGTCACCGTTGTTTAGCCCGTGTGAGGCGGCTGTTACAACCGCTGGGTTTGCTTGAGTGATGCCAGTGATGTTTGTTGTGGCCTCTGTAAGTATGCCGCCATCCTTGTAAAACCTGATGTAGTTTGCACCAAACTCAAGCACATATGCCTGTTCGTCACTGACCTCAAAGTTTATCAATCTGACTTTGCCGCCATCTTTTGAACGCCCAGCAAAAAATGAACCCGGTCTGCGAGTTACACCGCCAGATGGGAACACAAGCATATTGTTTAGAGTTTGTACGGCCTCGTTGTATTTCTGTAGATCAATACGGCCTTCAAGTTTCGGCGAAATCTCACCAGTTCTGAAGTTGGTGATTATGGTGGAGACACGCGCCATGTTTTACAACCTAATGTTCGTGAAGTCGTCTGCCTGTGGTTGCTCTGGGAAACCTTCCATACTATCAACGCCCTTGGCTTCTTTGAGACGCGCTTCGTATATGGTAAGCATGTTCGATGCAACAGAGTTGCTACCTGT